CACTGTGCAAGCGCAGAGTATGGGTGTTCGTCAAACGGAACTGTCATAAGCTTTCTGTCATTAGATCCCCACATAAAGTGTCTTTGATCTGATGATAACTTTATAATGTTTAGTTCAGTCGCTTTTATTCCAAAGTTTCTTAGCTGTACGTTGTCGTCATTAACTAACTCTAAGAATAAAGCAGGATTTCTTTTAGCGTATAGCAGTACATCTCTTCTAAGTTCCTTAGAACTCATCTCTGATACCTTAGATCCTATCTCTACACGCATAACAGCTTCAGCTAAATCAATATCTAAGTTTCTAGCAGCATTCAATGCTTCAATTTCAATCTCAATATCAGCTACTTCATCTACAGCTATCTTAACATTATCTTGCTCAAAGTACTTTCTACCTTTATGAGGGTGATACAATGATAACATCTTTTGAAGTACAGTCTTTTCTTTTGGTACTATTAAGAAACCATTTTTAAAAGTTATATGCGCTAACCTTTGATCACCTTGCATTTCATCGACGAAACAAGTTCTTTGGTTTTCGCAGTACTTTAACTCTCTTTCGAACCCTGCTTGTTCGTCAAAATAATAAATACCAGTAGCCTTTATAGTGGCTGTTAACGGTTTCTTACCTTGCGCTAAGTAGTAAGTTCTATCTTTTATAACCCACCCATCTTCTGGTGAGGTTTGTTTTGTACTTTTTTTAGTAGCCTGCTTAGTAGCAACTTCAGGTTGCTCCATCACTTCAACTACGTCTTGCTTTACCACAGTCTCTTTAACTGCAGCTTTTTTTGTTTGATTTTTAGCCATAATATAATATAATAAAAATTAAAAAAATAAAGACCGAGGCCGAAGCCTCGATCTTTCAATATACTAGTTCAATAACATAAAGTTATTTGCACCTTGAACTACTAGACATTTTTCAGATAAGTAGTTAACTGTCATAGCATCTAAGTCAGACGTAGCAGCACCAACTGAATCAGTGATCCAAGTTTTAAGCTTACGAGATTCTGTTTGAGAAGCTCTGAAACGAACATGTAAGAAAGGTCTCTTCATATTCTTACCTAAGTTTTCATCATAAACAGATGATACACCAGCAGGAATAATAACACCTCTAATATCATTGTAAGTTAAACCACCTCTTAGAGAACCGTCATTTAAGTATTTCCAGTCAGACTTGTAGAAGTCGTAAGAACCTCTTCTGAAACCAGAGAAACCTAAGTTTAAAGCCATATCT